TTTAACAGCAGCTACGACTTCTGCTCTTGGAGGTGTAAAGCAGGCAGCCAAAGTGAATGATGCATCTGGTACGGTGTCGGTAGAAAACTTTAACGGATTATTGACAGCGTTGAAAAACGCAGGTATAATGGCAAAATAAAGAAAGGAGGACTAATATATGATGCTAACTATTCATACATTGTTTAATGACCCGAACATTGTAAATGCAGTGATTCAGCGTGTCCTCAAGACAAGAAAGGACACAATTTATTGGCAGCAGTATTTGGGCTTCCGTAGGACTACTACTCGTGTATTTAAAGACTACATCGGTCAGGTTACTGGCGTGATGGCTGGTTCCATCAACTCCCGTTATGGCGAAAAGCCTATCCGTGAACGCAGGAATATCGGTTCCGGATATGGTGAGATTGCCTATTTGGGTGACCGCTATCAAATCTCAATCGACCGTTTGTCTGACTTGCAGGACTTGATAGATAAGTATAATGCCGCCAAACCGGAAGACCAGAAAGCAGCCATGCGTGACATCGTGGACTTCATCTATGACGATTACCGTCAGGTATTGCTGGCACCGCACAAGCGTATGGACATTATCGTAGGCTCTCTGTTGATGACTGGAGCAGCAAGCGTGAAGAACAAGGACGACAATGCCGGAGGAATTGACTTATTGAACATCGACTTGCCGTTTAAGTTTATCAAGCCGGACACAGAGGATAAAGACTATTTCGTCACTTACTTGCAGCAGAAACTGAATGAGCTGAAATCTATTTACGGCACATTCCCCAAGATGATTATGAGCCGTGGCACATTCATCAAGAATATTATCGGTTCAAGTGAATTTGGAGATAAGTTCAAAATGCAGCTTACAGGCAATGAAATGTATATGTCTACCGGGCTTATCACCTCGCAACTGGCTTCTACCATTTTTACAGGTATCGGACTTCCGGCTATTGAAATCAAGGAAGATTATGTGGTAGACCAAACAGGTAAGAATATCCCCATTTATGCAGATGGTCGTATTTCCCTGCTTCCGCAGGATAAAATCGGTTATATGCGCTTCCACACTCCTTATGAAGCTGTGGATGGTGTACCGGGACGTAATTACACTCAGGCAGATGGCGATATGCTGATTTCAGGTTACAAGGACGGCAATGGTCGCTATCTGGAATACACAGCCGAATGGATTCCGCAGATTGCGAACCCGAACCTGATTGTGAACTTCGATTTGAGTGAGATGAACGCATGACAGTAAACGATTATATATTACAGAAGTTTCAGACCTTCGGCGTTAACTTGTCGGAGGCTGACCTTTTCGATATATGTCTGAACGCAAAGATAAGCGGAGGGGGTGAGATGAACGAGGATTGCCAAACACGGGTGTCGGTGGCAATTGCGAAGTTCATCCCCTCTCTATTGCTTCGTGCCACTTCCATCAGCGAAAGCGGTTTTTCTATGTCTTGGAACATTCAAGGCATTAAGGATTACTATTCATTTCTGTGCAAGCGGTACGGTTTGAAAGACGAATTGAGTGATAAGCCTAAAGTGACTTTCTTATGATATTCGCCCCACACATATTGCAGGTAAAAGTTATCACCCCAATGGATAAGGATGAGTTTGGCAGACCTATTCCCGGAACAGGTGGTGAAAGCTGGCAGGAGGTATGCAAGTGCCGTTGTGATGATAACACTACCAAAGAGTTTTCATCTGATAACGGCTCTGTGTATCGTCCGAATTATCATGTGGTATGCGAGAAGAGAATTACTGTCAAGGCTGGTGATGAAGTACGTTGCATGGATGGTGATGGCGTAAGAGGTCAAGGCGAAGTTTATACAGTGAAGAGTACAAACTACTTTAACTACTCGGAATTATGGATGTAGATTTCGATTTCTCAGATGTCGACTCCTTTTTCGATGAAGGAGAATGGGAGGTCGAAAAGAAGATGATTGATGTAGGCGATGAAGCCGTGAAGTACGCAGAGGAACATGGGGATTATCAAGACCATACACTCACTTTGAGAACGTCCAATGATTACGATGTCAATAAAGACGGTTTGACATTGAAAAACGAAGCGGAATACGCATCATTCGTAGAATCTAAAGGGTATGATGTTTTGAGTAGTGCTGCTTTATTTGCGGAGAAACGATTAAAAGAAGAATTTGAAAAATGAAAAAGTACATTGGAACAAAACAGATTGAAGCAGAACCTATGACATTGGGTGAAGCTTGCAGTAAAGGCTTGGTAAAAAGTGAAATAGAAGAGAATGAGTCTTATAAACTAGGATATCACACTCGTACTGAATATGGCTATGAAAGTTGGTCACCCAAAGAACTGTTTGAAGAATCATATCGAGAAGTCAAGAAAGAAACTCCTATCTGTTTCGGTGATGCTATCGAAGTGTTAAAACAAGGTGGGACTGTTCGTAGAAGTGGTTGGAACGGTAAAGGTTTGATGGTATTCAAACAAGTGCCAGCTCATATCGAAAGCGACATCATCCCTAAGATGCAATCGCTTCCCCAATCGGCAAAAGACCTTATTCTGAAAGGTAAGGGATTTATTGACTATACAAGCCAGTGTCTTATCTACAACGAGAATACCGGACGCGCTGATTCATGGGTTCCGTCTATCAGTGATGTATTTGCAGAAGATTGGGAGATTGTGGAATGATAGTAACTACCGACATAGGAAACATTCTCTATCGGGACTGCAAGGCTTTCGGAATAGATATAGTGCCTGATGGTGAAACGCTGACGGGTGAATTGAAGTCCGAAAGGATTGTCATCCACACGAAGAAACAACAGCCGGGAAAGTATTGGAAGAAATCTTTTGCAGAAGTGAATCTATGTGTACCCAATTTAAGCGAGAATGAAGCGAACACAATCCGGCTTAACGAACTTGAAAGAAAGGCTGACAAGCTGCTTGATGATGTAGTAAGCACCTATGACGGTACAACCTATCGTTACTCTATCGAATCAATTGGCGCGGAAGCGGATGCAGCTTTGAAATGCCATTACGTGAATGTGAGAATTTTATTTGAAGTAATAAATGTAAAACTATAAGATTATGATTTCAGCAGTAGGAATAAAAAGAATCTTGTTTGCCGATATTGATAAGGTAACGGCAGACATTACCCCCGAAATCGCAAAGACTTTGATTCAAGCCGCTATCAAAGCGAAAGATGAGGTTTTGAATGTACACGGGGAAACGTGGCAGATTGAGGAAACGGAAGCCTCTGTCACCGGGTACAAGAACCAATTAACGGGAAAGAATTACCGTTACGATGATGTGCCGGGAGAAGTATCGCCCGCTTTCTCTATCGGACAATATGACTGGAAGACCAAGAAAGCGTTCATGGGTGGCGATGTTATTCAGGCAACATCTAAAGATGTAGGTTGGAAGCGTGCTTTGGATAAAGTTATTATCAACAAAGCATTGTTCTGTCTGACCGATGATGATGTCTGGTTCATCTTCCCAAAATGCCGTATTGTTTCCCGTGAAGCCAATACGGATAAGGCAATTGCAATCGCTGTAAAAGGCTTGGTGCAGGAACCGGGAATCGAAGGTGTTTCTTCTGAGTATAACTATGAAGAGGGGCAGATTAAAGCTTTGCAGGCATGAACTACAGTAACCATTGTACCTACTCCTTCCGATGCGACCGTAAAGCTGGACGGTGTAACGGTCAAGTCAAAGCAGGTGAATGCTGGGGCTACCGTTCACTATGAAGTGTCGAAAGTGGGGTACGTCACTCAGTCAGGAGATATTAAAACCACTCCTTCTGAAGTTGATACCACTCTTAAAAAAGAGATAACATTGGTAAAAGCACAAGAGTGATAACCGGGGGATGGATATATACCATTCCCCCTTTTAGTTTAAGAATATGAATCAAGCAGCAAAAACGGTTTCTGATGCTTTGTTAGGGCTGGATTTCATGAATGTGGAGATAGGAGGGATGGTTTATACCATTAAACCTCCTACAATTAAAATTATCTGTCGTGCCATTCATCATTTTTCCAATATCGGCATGACTGGAGATAATGTCATGGAAGCTATTAAAGAGCTTCCTGAAGCTACTGAAGATATGCTGAAAGGTATTTCATGCTTCATCTGCGGGAATGATAGTTTGGTCAAAGAATTGGAGAACGGCACTTTTGAAGAAGTCAAAGATGCCTTGGAAGTCTGTTTCTCTATGATGGATATTTCGGCTTTTCAGTGTGTCAGCTCGATGAGGAACGTGTCGATGCTGGCAGCAAGACCGAAACAGTAGGAAACACAACGTTCTTCGGGCAGATAGCCCATTTGATTGACACGCTGCATCTGAGTTATACAGAAGTGTTTGAGATTATCCCTTATCGGAATCTGCTGATGATGCAACGGGATAAATTACGCGCAGTATATGGTGGTCAGAAGGTGAATAGAATCAGTGGTAAGGAATTGGCTAATCGTAGGAAAAAGAAATAGATATGTCAAAATTATATTTTAAGATAGGTAGTGACTGGGAAGAAGTTGTAAGACTTCGTAATGAAATTGCAAAATTAAAGCAGGAGTTAATGAGCATGGATGGCACGCAGACTCCTGCTGCTTTCAAGGCTTTGAATGCCCAACTTGCTGCATCCAACCAAAGATTGGATGAGTTGGTGACTAATGCAGCCAAAGCTGGAGCGGAGATGGAAACGGGATTCAAAAGGAAAATCTTCGATGCTTCTCAGGTCGTGAATGGATTGTCGGAAAAAATAACATTTCAACGTGGAACTATCCAACAATTGAAAAATGAATTGTCCGGTCTTAAAGACAAGTATCGTGAAGCATTAAAACAGGATGGTGATACTTCTTCCTTAGAAGCTAAAATAAGGTCTACAAATGAAAAATTGAAAGAGCAAAAAAGTTCTTTATTTAACCTTACCCAGGAACAGGCTAACGCCCGCTTGTCAGTAAAGAAGCTCCGCGATGAATATGCTTTGTATCGGCAAGATGGTGAAAAAAATGTAGATGTAACTAAGCAGGTGGAACAAGCCATGTCTAATATGGGTAAGAAACTGCTGGGAGGTTATTCAATCAAAGAATTCTTGTCAAGTATGATTCGTGTTCGTGGCGAATTTCAATCCATGCAGACCGCTATTGAGACTATGGTTGGAAAGGATATGGCAGGGCAACTGATTCCGCAAATCAAGGAGCTGGCTAAGATTTCTCCACTTACTATGTCAGATATGGTTGGAGCAGAAAAGATGATGCTTGGATTTAACATACAAGCAGAAGACACTATCAAATACTTGAAAGCCATTAGTGATATTTCTATGGGGGAATCCAGTAAGTTCAATTCGCTAACTTTGGCATTTTCACAGATGTCAGCAGCGGGTAAACTTATGGGGCAGGATTTGAATCAAATGATAAACGCTGGATTCAACCCGTTACAGATTATCTCCGAAAAGACCGGAAAATCTATCGCAACTTTGAAAGATGAAATGTCCAAAGGTGCTGTTTCCGCTGAAATGGTTCAACAGGCATTCATTGATGCAACTTCCGCAGGTGGTAAGTTCTATAATATGTCTGAGAATGCCTCAAAGACTATCAATGGTCAGTTGTCTATGATGCAGGATGCTTTGGATTCCGTGTTTAACGAATTGGGAACAAAGTCGGAAAGTGTTATCATGGACGGTATTCAAATGACAACTTCGTTGATTCAGAATTATGAAACAGTAGGTAAGATCTTGGCTGGATTAGTGGTTACTTATGGTACATACCGGACCGCAGTGATGCTTGTTACTGCTGCCGAAAGTAAACATACTCTTGTGGAGATTGGACTTACCAATGCCCGTTTATTGGCACGAAAAGCGCAGTTAGCTTTAAACGCTGCAATGCTTACCAATCCTTATGTAGCTTTAACTGTCGTTATCGGTGGGCTTGCTACTACAATGTGGGCAATGTCTGATAGTACAACTGCTGCCGCCCGTGCTCAAAAAGAATATAACGGCATTAAAGATGCAGCATTTAAAAAAGAACAGGAACACAAGCTGAAAATCGAAGAATTATTAACGGCTGCTCGTGATGAGAGTTTGGCTACTCTTACTCGGCAAAAATCATTAGAAGAACTTCGTAAAGAATATCCTAAAATTTTCGAACAATACGATATTGAAAAGCTAAAGTTGGAGGATATCTTAAAGTTGAAGCAAAAAATAAACGAAGAAGATTCAAGGCGTTCTGTTCAAGGCAGGAGAGATGATTATAATGCTCTAAAACAAACGATTACTAACCAACGGAGATATTTGCAGCTATTTGATAATCCTGATTTACGGAAGAATATGTCTGATTCCGATAAAGAAATATGGAAAATGTTTTCTGGTAATCAGTCATACGTACAGGTGCGTGAGCAAATGGAGAAAAACTCTAAACTTTTAAAAAAGTATCAGAAAGACATGTTCGATGATAATATTTCCGCTTACAAATCCAATCTTAAAAACTATTCTAAGGAGAAGCTTGAAACGGAATTGAAACTTGCTCAATCGTCTGCATCCAAACGCAATGGTTTTGTTGTAAACGGGATGATGGTTAAAGGTGGAGATTTAGAAAGTGTTATTTCTTCAATTAATGGAGCGTTGGCTAAAAAGAAATCCCCTACTACTTACAAGCAGGATTATGAGAAAGCGAAGAAAGACTGGGATGATGCTAAGAAGAAACTTTCTGAAATAGAAAAGGATAAATCCAAGTTTACTTCAAAGCTGTATGAAGAAGCTAAGAAACGAGTAGAAACAACTGAAAAAGCCTATAAAAATTTGGGCGGTATTACTGGTAGTTCTTTGACCAAGCAGGAAAAAGCTGCTGAAAAGCAAAAAAAAGAACAAAAAAAGACAGCCGAACAACTTCTTTCACTTCACCGTCAGAACCAACAGGATGAAATCAACCTGATGAGAGAAGGCACGGAAAAGAAGTTGAAACAGATTGACCTTGATTATCAG